GTCAAATCAAGGATGGTTGGAACAGAGTTCTCTCCTGTAGAGGAGAGAGCTATTATTACAACATTTAGGTCACGGTTCCGGGAGTCTCCTCACCTGTTAGGTGCGAAGAGGCCCGAGAACAAACCGATCATACTTGTTATGGTCGTTTTCACACACAAATGTCTGCCTCTAACCTCAAACACGAGGGAGCCGATAGACAAAAATGATGAAAACTATATGGGAGAGGCGCAATCAGATCAGTTCAATCTGATTGTGCGTATTCTCATAGATGCTGTCCGCAATGGTACCTCCTTGCAAGAGGAGATATCATGGGACTATAATTATGTCTCTCTATGGAGCCCTTCGTTGAAGGACTCCAGGGGGAGGCGTGTAAATATCTGGAAGTGCTCGCCGATCACCTATAGGGGTGTTCTGCGGGAACTTACGTACTGGTACAGGCGACTACCCCTCTCAGGCCGCTCCCGGATCCGGAAGCTGAGTGAGAGTGGTAGGGGCCGACGATTCATCAAGGATATCCTAGACACCTGTGACGGTGTCTTGACGTCCTTGATCTTTTCTTTCCCCGAGTTGTTCCTCCACGAAGGCTACCGCCTTAGTGATCGGATAACGAACTCTATAATTATGAATTGCCTCCACGGATACTCCAACTTCCAAAAGAAGTTGAAGATCCTGCGGAAGACCGTAAAGCATGCAATGCTCAACAAGGTTGGAATCAACCTTGAAGGGGACTTCTTGCGCAATATGTCGTACTTTGCACTTCCCGTGAAGATCTTCAACAAGATCTGTCACAGGTCGTCCAAGGAGAAGATGTTTAGAACGGCGGTATTCTGTCAGACCAGGGCAACTGGTCTGGCGGGATTACGCCAAATTGAAGAGTCGATTCAATCCTTTCTTGAGACGGTTACAGTCCCAAGAAAGTTTGATCCTGACGATCTACTAGTGTGGTGCATGGATCAAGTCACCAGCCAGCTGGCTGGCGAGTTGAACTATGGACCTAATCATGAATTCAAGACCTCAATGTCGACCGCTGCATGCCGCGAGTCGTCACGGAAGTCTGAAGGAAAATTCGGGTATCTGAAAACGATCCTCCGCGACGCGGAGATCGTGGTCCCCCCCTTACGGGACGGGATCCCAGGTACCATTGGAAACTTCGTGTGGCGCGAGGCGATCGAAAAGATCAACTCGGGCGACACAGACGTAATGAAAGTCAATGTCGCCGCCATCCGTGAAAACGGAAAGGCGAGGATAGTGACGTCTGGTAGTTTTTGGAAGGATGCGGCTTTACAACCGTTTAGCCACATCAGTCTGAACGTAGTTAAGACCTTACCTCATCTGAGATCTGGACTCAAGGCGGGACGCCTTGGGTGGCGATTCATAGAGAAGATAAGGCACTCATTTAGAGACAACGTGGATAACAACATGGGATGGATCTTCGACGGAGGTCCAGTCTACGCGTATTCCACTGACTGGGAGAGAGCAACCGACAAGCCCACGCCAGAGATGGCGTGGGCGTTGACGGGACAGCTCTTGCACAAAATGGGGTTTGACCCAGAACTCCTTTCATCCGTGAAGGAGTACTGGTTAGGCCCAAAACAACTATACATTTCTGGAAAGTTCGTCGGAACCCTGGTTAACGGGGTCCCGATGGGCGATCCACTGACTAAGACAAACCTTTCCCTCGCACACCCAGTGTGCGACCTCTATGCGAGGATCGCCTCGTCCGCGAAAGCGTACGAGGAAGGGAACGGCGATGACGTATTTGGATTGACAGACAGCAAAGAGTACTCAGTACACTTTGCCGCCTGCTCATCCATGCTCGGTTACGAGGAATCCCCACTCGACAGTGCTTTAACTGAAGACTGGGGAACCTACTGCGAAGAGTGGTTTCACATCCCTGTGTCGCGTGCTAACACGTGTCGCACGGGTATGAAATCAAAAGAACAGCTACTGATACCTTATCTCGATGTACCGAAGATAAGAGTACTAATAGCGACAGAACGTGATAGGCCGAACTTCTCGTCGGATCCTAGGGGGAAGGTAACCCTCTTAGGACACGACCAGGAGTACGCCGACAAAATGAATGGGCCAAGCAGGACGATCTTTGCGATCGCCTCTGCCTTTCAGGACGTGAGCTTGTCAACAATCTCACGCCCGGAGCCCTTATTTCTTCCGAGACAGCTGGCCGGAGTGGGGAAACCCCCTCCGGACTGGTCTGTCGAATCATGGATAAACATCATGAAGAGGTGTGCTCCCTGGCACAGGGAGTACTACCTCACCATGATGAACGAGTTAAACACCGGGACGCTCGGCATCTCTGGCTACAGAGGTGCTTTAAAAGAGTCCAACCACTTCTCGAAGGAGATGTTGTTGGAGCTTTACGAGATCCCGGAGGACGATCCTATCAAGGAACACGTCCTGGTGAGAGCTGATCAACATCATCTCTTCCCAGGAAATGTTCTACAAAAGTTGGTAACACTCGGTTACTTGCTCACGGAGAGCAAGTTAACCAAGTACTACCTTTTCCAAGAACGTATTGAGCAACTCAACCAGGACACGAAACGTGACCTGTTTGAGGTGGTCAAATCAAGGATGGTTGGAACAGAGTTCTCTCCTGTAGAGGAGAGAGCTATTATTACAACATTTAGGTCACGGTTCCGGGAGTCTCCTCACCTGTTAGGTGCGAAGAGGCCCGAGAACCTGTACAGCTTCGAGGCGGTTGGTATACTCGAGGAAGGGAACCCACTTTACGTGGACCTTCCTGAGGCTATCAAACGCCGCTTTGGTAAGCCCCTCCGGCCCCTCACTAGATATGAGGAGGCTGGGGAGGAGTTATATGAATGGTTTATGTCTGAGGGATACGGTATCATCGTTGGCGATGAGTACCATAATCCTCCGACTGAGATTCTCGAAGACGATCCGATCATCGTTCAGGAAGTCCTGAACGGTGGGGCGGACGTCTTCTTTATAGTCACTGATGACGAGAAACTCGTCCGACTGGCTGCCAACAAGTCGTTGGCACCAGTCGGAAGAATCTCAACAATCGATTTCCTCTCTGCTATCTTAAACGATGGGAGGGAAGAAACCGTTTGGCTTGAAAAAGAGATGACGGAGGTCATGGGAGCGCCTGTCCGCTTGATAGAGGACAAGGGCTCGATTGACTTCCGCATAGAGTCTATGCACCAGACCGACATGGGTTCCTTCCGCGCGGGAGGAATACCGTGGAGGTCTGATGTCAAAAAGGAAAATATGATTCGGGTGGCCCACCATGCTACCATGGTTGACCTCCCGATGAAAACGTTGACAGAGTTGGGATACCCCCGGAAAGGACTTTCCTGGGGATACCCCGACCTTGTAAATTCGGGTCGGAGATGGATGCGGAATCGTTAGATTCCTCAGCACCGTCTCCGTAATTGATCGGAACACACAAGGCCTCACCCGCGCTGAGTCATCAGACGCGTGGGGTCATCGGCTTCACCGTGTGTTTAGGAAGGGA